AGTATATAATAAAGATATTTATACTTATGAAGAATAGTTTTATTGAAGAAATTTTATATAGAGCATGGGTTGAAATAGGAACTGACCTTATCAACATAAATGAGCCAAGAGTTATAAGGCACATTTCCGAAATTGCATCTGATTTATATGGGGAAGAGGTGGGTAAGTATTTACATACTCTATTATCAGAGCAAGGAACACCACCAAAACCACCAACAACCCTACCTGCTCAACCCGATGGTGAGGAAGATAATCCCGAAAAGGATATAGAGGCAATTGAGTTTGGTATGATGACCGCTGCTGAAAAAGAAGAATACCTGAAAAAGAAAAAGATGGGGTTGGAGGAAAGTGGTATTGATATAAAATCCATTTTAAATAGTAAAATACAAAATCCAGATACTGGAAGGCAGATAAAAGTTAGTTCTGGGTTATCATACGATAAAACAACTGGTGGGTATCAGGCTGCGAGAGCAAAGATGAAAGACTCCGGTGTATCTGATGATGAAATTGAAAAAGCTTCTGAAAAAAATGATGATTTAGGGGATGAGAATAAAGCAAAAAAATCAAAATCACCATCTAATGTGAAGTTACAATCGGAAGTAAATAATTATCAATCCGATTTAGAAAATCAACGTGATATGGGGAAGGCTGGTGCGGGCGGTCCTGTTGCATCGCAGGGTGAATCTAGATTTTGTAATACAATCAATACTTATGATGATGAAAAATTTAAGAAAAAAAATAGAAAGTTAATTGACAATCAAAAGAAAAAATACGAAAATTCCAAAATAAAATCAAGCGATGCACGGGATTGTAGGGCATTGGGGTTAAATCCAAATTCCGATGAAGCCAGAGAATATTTGGCAACAAGGGATGTTTTTGTAGAGCAAGAATTAAATCGTATAAAAAATATAAAAGATTCTGTTTTTTATCAACAAAGTGGTTTTAATGGTAATGAACAAGCATATCGTGACTGGATAAAAGTGGCTTATGATGGTACACTTGCAACTCGTAAAATATTAGAAGAAGATACTATATTGGATGTAAGTAAACCACACACATGCGTACAATCTACTACTGAAATGGATAATAAGGTGCAGAATATTTTGGAATCTAAGTTAGAAGAAGCAAACCAAAGTGGAAATAAAGAACTTATTGACCATTATGAACAAGAAGTAATTTCTTTTAAGAAATATAGGGAGTATCACGATACATATGTTATTGGTGAAGATGCTAATGGTAATACAACAATTGTATCTATAAGTAATAAAAAAGATAGTGATTTAAAAGACCCACAAGGTAATACAACTCCTGCTGCAAGATATAAATTAATTAGAGAAAAATATGGTGAAAAGGCTGCAAAAAAAATAGTACAATCACTTGATAGAGGTCTTAAAGAGGTTTCTGATGTTAATTTATCTACTATAAATCAATCAAATGATGTTAAAATTGATGATGCGTATTCCGCAATATGTGATACTCCTCAAATGAAACAATATATGGATTTCTTACGTGATAATAAACAATTCAATAAATATTTACAAAATAATAATTTATCATATGATAATTTAACTACCAAAGAAAAACTTGAATACATGCAAAAATACTCAAAAAATGAAATAGAAAATGGGAAAAAACCACCATATAAACCTTTTGGTAAAATTTCTATAAAAATTGGAGAATTTTCGCAAAATGCTAAATTTAAAAAACAATACCCAAATATAAATTTTGATAGTCCATCTATAAAAGCTGCTATAAAAATAAAAGAAAATGAAAAAGATGTAGTATCTGCATCTCATAATAGAGTAGTTAATGATATAACCAAAGCAGATGCTGAAGATGGATATCCAAAAGATGGTATTAATGGACCACATACCCAAGGATACATTACTACAGTGCTTGAAGCAATGCACCTTAATACATATATTGATGGTGGAGATGGTAGAATAATTACTCAAATGGGTATAAGAGGTGCTCAGCCAAAACATATAAGAGAATGCTTAGCAGAACAAAGTGGTTATTCTGGTAATTTATCAACAAAAAAAGGCAGAGATGGGTTAAAAGAACATCTTATTAAAACCTCTATAATAGATTCGGAATCTGGTGCAATTTTGATAAAAACCGAAAATGGTACTAATAAGCTTATTGAAGATACATGGAGAACTGCTGGAACTGTTCAAAAAGTAGCAAGTTCATATGGTTCTGATATGAGAAGTTGTGTATCCAATAAAATTGATAAAAAAAGAGCAAGTTAATTACGGAGATATGAGTGAAAACACAGTTATTAATAACCTTTACAAAGGATGATTTATGTGATAGTGATGTGTCGGCTATAAAAACCGGATTCACACTATTTAGTAAAAAAATATTTGTATTGACATTAGAAAATTCAGATGAATTGGTTATTAGTTACAATATCATACCCACACATACCTCAAAATTTTTACCAAATACAATAATGGTTCATAGAAAAAGAGAAACAAATACGTTATATACTATAAACGCCTTAAATAGACTTATTCAAAAGTTAAATGGTGGTGTTTTGGATAAAAATTACCAATTGAATTGGGAAGATTATAAAAATGGAGTTTTATTAACAAACGATACAGGTTTTAAATTTCTAAAAACAACTATTTATAAAGTAGTAACTGCGGAATAAAAAAATAATAAATATTGGAAAAATATTTGGAATTGTCAACCAAATGTTGTATATTAGTGACTATAATTTTTGTTTAACTATTAAAAAATGGAGTAATTATGGGAATTGACCTAAACGCAATCCGAAATCGTTTGAATACACTTCAAACAAAAGTTCAAAAGACTGATACCTTATGGAAACCAAATCCAGGTAAGCAGCAAATCAGATTAGTGCCTTATGTGCACAACAAAGAAAACCCTTTCATTGAATTGTATTTTCACTTTGATTTTGGTGGAAAAACTATTCTATCACCTGTATCATTTGGTGAGAAAGACCCTATCGTAGAATTTTCAGAGCAATTGAAAGCAACGAAGGATAGGGAAGATTACAACCTCTCTAAAAAACTAACCCCAAAAATGAGAACTTATGTTCCTATTTTGGTAAGGGGTGAAGAATCGGAGGGTGTTAAATTTTGGGGATTTGGTAAGCAGGTTTACCAAGAAATCCTCGCGTTCTTCGCAGACCCAGACTATGGTGATTTGACTGACCCTATGAGTGGTAGAGATATTACCGTAGAGTTCAAATCAGCAGCAGAGGTGGGTAAATCTTATCCTGAAACATTTATTAGGGTAAAACCAAACACAACACCAATGACTGAAGATAAGAATATTGTTCAGTTGGTAAAAAATCAAGCCGATTTAACTACAATCTTCAAGCGATACACTTATGATGAGTTGAAGGGAATGTTGGAGGTTTGGTTGGAAACTGGTGAAGTGAAAGAAGAAACAAAATCAGAACAACCTGCAGTTGTAGAAGCTACACCAACCACAAGCAAAGCCGGTTCAGTAAAAGAAGCATTTGACGACCTTTTTAACGATTAATCTATATGAGTAAACCAAAAGTAGATATAGTTCGTGATGAACTATCTACCATACTCGCAGATAATCTTAATAAGAAGTTCAAATCACAACACAAAGTAGCTTATTATTTAGACGGCTCAGAGCAGACACCCACCGATTTAGACGAGTGGGTGTCTACTGGCTCTGAAATGTTAGATTTGGCTATATCAAATCGCCCAAGTGGTGGTTTGCCTGTTGGTAGAATTACGGAGATTACGGGATTGGAAGGTAGTGGTAAATCATTGGTAGCGGCCCATTCGATTGCGGATACGCAAAAGAGGGGTGGGTTAGGTGTGTATATTGATACTGAAAACGCACTTAATCAGGAGTTTTTAGAGGCAATTGGTGTTGACCTAAAAAAGATGTTGTATGTTCCATTGGAAACGGTGGAAGATATTTTTGAAGCAGTTGATTCAATTATTGATTCGGTAAGAAAATCCGATAAAAAGAAATTGGTTACTATTGTAGTGGATTCGGTCGCAGGTGCATCAACAAAGGTTGAAATATCAGCGGATTATGACCAGGCCGGATTTGCAACTCAAAAAGCAATCATCATTTCAAAGGCAATGCGTAAAATTACCAACTTAATTGGTAGAGAGCGAATTACTCTTATTTTTACAAACCAATTAAGAACGAG